TCCTTTCGAGCGCCGCGATGCGGCTTTCGTAGTGCGCCATCGTCGCCCGCAGCTCGGCGAGCATCACCTCTACGCGCGTCAGCTTCCCAACGACAACCATCGTGGTAGTCACCACGGATGCGATGATGCCGAGGGCGGCTGCGAACGTAGCGATGTCCATGTCAGCTGTACCACGCTCGGACAGTGGTCGCGGTACCGGCCGAGCGAATGTATACCTGGGTCGGATCAGCGTCGCCGAGGTTGACCTGAATAAACGATGACAGCAGCGTGACCTCACTAGGCCCCGTCGAGGTCGGCCAGCGCAGCACGATGTTCGCCTCCGGGACGATGATGAGGTTTCCGCCGGTGCGGTTGTCAGTCGCGGACAGCTGCACGAAGTTTCCTGTACTGACGGGTGCGGTTACGTTTCCAATGATTCCAAAGCGTGCCACGGGACCTCCGGTTGGTTGTTTTGCCATCAGGGAACGACGTAGAAAGTACCTTCCGAGTAGCGCGTCGTGACGCTCGCGGAAGTGCCCTGCAGGGCGTAGATGCCGTACTGCGGCGCGGACATGAGCGACGTGACCGAGTCATCGAACGTGCACACGATGTTCGTGTGCTGGCCCGACAGGCTCGTCGTGATCGTGCTATCCAGCGAGGAAAGGTTGAACACCTCGGTGTTAGAGCTGTGCGAGAGCTTGCCGATCAGCGTGAAGCTGTGCCCGGTGAGGTTCGCGGCAACGTGCACCGTGAACGTGTAGTTCGCGCCCCTCTGAAGGACGAAGTCGCGCTGTGGGCTGTCAGTGTCTTGTGCCATGGTCGATCATCCGAAGCAGAGGGTGCGAACTCGGACAAACCCCGCGCCGCCAGCGCCTCCGGCACCGCCTGCGGTCGTGCCCATGCCACCGCCACCGCCGCCGCCGCCACGGACCGCCGCGCCGCCTGCGCCGCCAGCGCCTGAGGTGCCTTCGCCACCGCCGCCGCCGCCGTTGCCGAAGCCCGTGACGGTGTCGAAGCCTCCGGCGGTGCCGGCCACACCCGTCGTGCCGCTTGCGCCGCCCGCGCCGCCGCCACCTGATGCGACGACCGCGCCGCCGCCGTCAGCCTGACCGCTGCTTGCCTTGCCGCCGGCACCTCCGGCACCTCCTGCTCCGCCGCTTCCACCGCCCGCAGGACCAAACCAGAATCCAACCTTGCCAGGCTGACCCGCGAGTCCGTAGCCGCCATTGGCAAACGTGTACTCGGAAGCTCCGGCGACCTGAGCCACCACCAACGTCTCGATGGTGCTTCCGCCCGCCTGATCATCGGGGCCGCCGCCAGGTCCGCTCGCATAGAGCAAGGTTCCAAACGCGCTTTGAGCGTTGTTCGATGCGGACCCCCACGCCTGTGATGTCCCGCACGTCACGGAAACGGTGCTTGCAAGGTCCGCCGCAAGGAACGTCTTGGAAGCGATGCGCCCGCCGCTGCCACCATCGCCGTAGTTGGTGGTCGTTCCCGCTTTGCCAGCTTGCCCAGCACCGCACATCGTGACCTCGACCCACAGCGCGTTCGCCGGCTTGGTCCACGTGCCGCTTGCCGTGAAATCCTGCGTGTTGACGGTGAGCGTGCCGCCGCCGCCGATCTCGACGCCGCCGGCGGTGGTGCCGTCGCCGATGTACAGCTTCTTGGTGTCAGTGGTGTAGATCGGCTCGCCCTGTGCGGGCGTGATCCCCGTGCGGTCGGCGTTGACGCCGCGTCGTAGCTTGAGTGCCATTAGGTGAAGGTCCCCATGTCGTTTTCAGGGAGATATGGGTTCGCGAACGTCGCGAAGTCCAGGTCATTCATCGGGAACGCAAACGTCGCGTAGTCGTACACGTTGATTGCGCCGTGGTCCGTCTCGCCCTCTTCTGCGTCGAACGTGCCGTACTCGTCATCGAGCAGCGGCTGCAGGATGCTGCCGTAATCGGTGTCGCCCGTAAGCGGTGTGTCGCAGAGGCCGTCTATGGCCTGCGTGTTGAGGATCAACCACAGCAGCGTGCCGTCCTGGTTGCGGTGCGGGACCGCGAGGACGAACGTGTTGATCGGGATCGGCTTCGCGGTGAACCCTGCGGGAAGGTTCGTCTTTGTGACGCCGTACGCGTAGAACGCGCTGGCGTTCGACAGTTCGCTGACCGACAGGCCGGTATGCGGGTATGTGTTGGCCGTCGTGGCTACCTGGTAGCCGCCGGCGACGTTCTGCACGCGCGCCTGATAGAGCGTGTACACGTACCGCGCCTGGCCAGCATTGAGCACCGTCGTGTTGGTGATCTTGAAGAGGCGCGATTCCACGCCCTCGATCTCAGGCGACAGCCGGGCCGCCTTGTCGAGGTCCTTGTGCCTGCGGTACGTGTAGTCCGCGCGGTACATCAGTACCAAACCCCCATGAACGCCTGGTACTTCATGCTCTCGCCGAGGAATCCGTCGGGCCAGATGTCGTTGAACGCGACTGACGTCCGCGCGTCTCGCGCCCAGCGCACGTCGGCGTAGTCGGTGCCCATCATGCGCGGGCGGCCGTCCTGGTCGGGCTGCACGATCTGACTGTGATGAAAGTACTCGTCGTACAGGTAGTCCATCACGACTTCGTAGAACTCATGCTCCAGGTGGTTGATCGCCGCGCCGTCGCAAATGAGGTTCTGCGCGCCGTACCCGAGGAAGGAGTCGGAATTCTTCTTGCCAACGTACGCCTGCAGCACGCCCGTGAGCGCGTCGATGCCCTGGCTATTCGCGTCGACCACGAACCGCAGCTTGAGCGCGACCTGTCGCACGTCGATGTCGCGCTGCTTCTGAAGCCCGCCGATGTCCGCCGCCGAGATGTCGTTGGTGGCGTTGGGGCCCGTCATGCTCGGGTTGTCCCGGTACATCTTCATCGACCGCGTACGGAACGTCGGGATCACCATGCACGGCAGCAGCAGGCATCGCGCGCCACTTTCCAGGGCGGTTGCATTGGCGATGTTTTCCTCTGTCCGGCCAAGTCCCTTGCCGAACTTCGTCTCGAAGTAGCGCGTGCTGTAGCGCACGGTCGCCGTCAGTCCGCGCCCGTTGCCGCCCATGTTCCAGTCGATGCCGCGCACCAGCGCGCCGCTCAGCCAGTCGCTGCCGCCGCCGTACTGCTCGCCGATGTTCTTGATGACCGGCGCGCCCTGCGTCACATCGTCCCACAGGATGTTCACCGGCGTGAACACCGTGATCGGCTCTGGTTGGCTCTGCGCGTCGAGCTTGACCTTCTCGACGTGGTAGACCTCGGTGGCCGAATGCACGTCCCAGATGTCGCCCTGCGACACCGACGTGCTCTTGAGGTAGGCCTTGTACTCGCCGGACTGGATCATGTCGTGGTCTCCCGCATCTGACGCTGGAATGCCGCCATCTGCCTGTCGAGCTCGCGAAGTTCCTCACGCGAGTACAGGGTACGCGCTTCCTGCTCGCTGCCAACCACCGACAGGTCGGCCTCGCGCATGATCTCATCGATGTCGCGCTGCCCGCCCAGGTTGCCGAGCGATGCGCCAATGAACGTGCCCAACCAGCTCGCGCCCTTCTCAAGGTTGCTGGCCCAGTTGGAGATGACGCTCTCGCCACCCGATCCGAAGCCTCGCGCGATGCCACCGAAGAAGCCAGTCGGCTTGAACTGATCCTGCGGCCCTGCAGCCGCCGCGATGCTCGCCGCCTGGACGGCGCTCATCGTCGTGGTCTTGCCCGTCTTAGCAAACTCAGAAAGGGTCTTGTTGGCCTCGGTCACGGTCGCGCGGAACGAATCCATGATTGCGCCCGCGAGCTTGACGGGGGCAGCGGCCGCCAGCGCGATGCCGCCCGCGCCGATGGCGAGGCTGCCGGCGGTGCCGCCGAGCGCGCCGAGGCTGCCGATCTTGCCTGCTGCGCCGCCGGCGAACGCCAGGCCCTTGCCGCCGATCCCCTGCAGCTGCTTGTTTGCCTCGGCGACTTGCTTCTTCATGCCGGCCGTGTTGACCTTAACGTCGACATTGAGCGTGGGAAGCTTCATCGTCCCCTCCTGACCTTGGTTTCGCTGATTGCGCGCCACAGGTGCTGCAGCAGTCGTGGCGCAAACGCGCGGTGGACCAGCTCGCTGGCGCGCGTGCCTCGGTGATAGACGCCGCGACCACGGTGGCGCAACCCGCGCTTCCACGCGCGCCCACGCACGGATTGCCCGAGCGCCTTGCCAGCGTGCGACATGCCCTTGGCCCAGCTGTGGAACCCGAGCTCGGTGAAGTGCGAGCGCCAACCGACGCCAGCAGCGTCGTATGCCTTGCGCTTTGCACGGCCTCCAAGACCGTCGCCAGCGCCGCGTGGCGCGGCCAGATACGCCACGCTGTTCCACGCGATGCCCGACCTGTAGATCTTGCGCTTGCCCTTGAGATGGTTGGGGTTCAGGTCGTTGCGCGAGCGGATGGCGGCAATCTCCTCGCGCGAGAATGCCGTCAGCGCCTGCCGCACGATCTTGTCCTGAACCTTGATTTCAAACTCGTCCAGGGCGTCGCGGATCTGCTTCAGATCTCGCGGGTTGGGATTGAAGGTTAGATTTGGAGAGCTCATCGAGTCGCCTTCTAATGCCCTTCCAGTCCGGCACGTCCAGCTCAACGATGAGCTCCAGCACAGACCGTTCCCAAGGTGCCGCCCGTCTGTTCCGAAGGACGCGCGCGAGCAGCTGCCGCGCGTCCCGGCCTAGTCCGCGCCTTCGCTGTACAGCGCCTCGATCATGGGCACCGCCTTCGCGGCGAGCCCCGCAGGGCAGCCGCCGGCCGCCTCGATGCTGGGGAACACAGGCTGCCCATCCTCGGTGTGGAGGTGACGGTAGAGCCCGAACTGCCGGCCGCGCTTTGGGTCCTGCGTGTTGATGTCGATGGCCTCGATCAGGTCGAGCAGCGTGGGCCGCGACAGCTGAAAGGTGTGCCCGTTCCACTGGAATGGAACCGGCTCAAGCGCGAGGATGGCGCGGATGTCAGGCAATGGTGTACGCCCCAGTGAACTGCAGCTCGAACGCCACGCGGACCACGTCGGACACCGCGACACTCGGGTTCCAGCTGGTGACGTACGCCGTCGCGGTGATAGTCGCGCTAGCGTGCAGGGTGAACACGCACGCCACCGTCGCGCCAGACCGCACCGCTGCCTCAAGCGCCGCGATCTGCGTGTTGGCCTGGTCGTAGTACAGGTTGCCCGACGCGCTGCCCGTGCGAATGCCGTTCACGAACGCTCGGTCACTGTTGCCGATTTCGGTCACGTCGACGGTTTCAAGGGTCAGCGTCACGGAAGCGTCGACAATGCCGGGGACGGCGGTGCCGCCGACGGTGAAGATGAAGCCTGACGTGTTGTAGACAGCCATTTCACGGCCTCCAGTAGATCGTTGCGTTGACCGTCACCGTCGCTGGTTCCTGCTCGTCGCCAAGCCCGACGGTAGGCGGCGCGAGGGTCTTGCTTGTGATGACGATGGCGTCGATGACGATGCCGCTGAAGGTCCCCGTATCGAGCGCCGTATCGATGGCGTCGCCGATCGTCGCGGCGTCGATGCTGGTCTCGGCGATGCCCGTGACGGCGAGCTCGCCCTGCATGATGCCGCGCGCAACGTCGGAAGTCGCCTGGTTCGACACTTCGTACGTGACTGCAGGCAGCGCCGTCGATTGCAGGCGGTAGCCGTGCGTGACGCGGGAGTCGGGCACGTCGATGCCGGCTGCCGAGAGCTCGGTGCCGTCGATCAGCATCGTTCGGACGGCTGCCTCGATGGTCGCCATTAGTCGATCTCCTCGCAGAGGATCACGGCGACGCGGTCGGCTTCATCGAGGTTGCGGATCGACTGGACGCGCAGGATGCGGCCGCGCACGTCGAGCCGGTCGACCTCGGTCAGCCCGACGCCCTGCACCGCCTGCCAGCGCGCGCGGACCTCGCACGTGCGCCGCACGGCGACGCCGTCGGCGTACTGCTGCTCGGTGGTCGAGTCGTTGCGTAGGTCGCAGCGGAACGTGCCCGCCGCGTCCCATACGTCGGTGCGCATTCCGAGCGCATCCTGCGACTGTGACGCCGCCAGGCGCGTCGCCTTGAACTGCAGCACGCCGCCCGAGATCATCGGATCGGGCTCCGCACGGCGTACATGTCGAGGATGGCGTCAACCCCAAACGGCACGGGGTTGAGGCCGATGGGCTGCATCGACTCGGGGTTGTTGTACCAACCGCCGACGAGCGAGATAATGGTGTGCACCAGCGGGTCGGGGATGTTGGCGTACCCTGCGGTGTAGGTGACGATGACCACCGAGCCGTCGAAAATCTGCGGTGCCTTCTTGAACCGGATGATCGGCATCGGTCCGTCCGACTGGTCGAGCCAGTAGTCGGCGGCCGGCATCGTGACCTGGTTGTTGCCTGTGTCGTAGTACCTGACGTGCGTCAGCCCCGTGTACGGTGCCACGGGGATGAGCGAATCTGTCCACGTCGACAGGAACAGCGACTCGCTTCGCGCGCTGAGCGCAAGCCCGGTGCGCTTCTCGACGTACACGTTGGCGACCTCGCGGAGCCGGATCAGCTCCGTGTCGTCGTCCGTGTAGTCGATCTTGAGCGCCGACTTGATGGTTGAGAGCGGTACCGACATGGAAAAGGGTCGCGCGGGTTTCCCCGCGCAACCCCATGGGGAGAATGGATCACTTGAACTCGGCGTGCGCGAAGGGGCGGTAGCCCGAAACGCCAGACATCACCGTGAGGTCGCTGCGCTTCCACGTCTGCAGGAAGACGTTGAGCTTGACCAGATCGGTGTACTGGTCGAGCATGAACTCGATCGGGCCACGGTCGTAGATCTCGACGTTGCTGAAGTCGCCCACGACGAACGCGACGCCGGCGGCCGTAGTTGCCGTCGGCATGAACTGCGAGATCACCACGGGGATGCCGTAGAGGCTGCCGTTGATGCCGTTCGTCAGGCCCTCGGGCACGTTGTCGCTGACCTGCCACAGGTAGCGGTTGCTGCCGTCCTTCAGCTTGCGGATCTCCTTCGCGGCCGTGTCGCCCATCATCCAGCGCAGCGAAGGGCCGCGACGGTACTGCGGGCTGACGAGATGCGCGGTCTCGATCACGGCGTCGGCGGTGAGGCCCGTCCATCCCTGTCCGGTCGTGCCGCCGGTGAAGGTGAACTTGTTGTCGGCGGTGTTGATCTGCGTGATCACGCCGCTCGGCTGCGCCGGGTTGCCCGTCGCGCTGGCCGAACCGTCGCCAGTCATGAGGTACTGCTCCTCGGTCTGGGCAAGCGCCTGTGCGACCTTGTTGGCAAGGTAGGTACCGCCGTTGACGTAGTCGTTGTACGCCTGGTACGTGACCTTCGAGCGCACCGCGTAGGTGAAGTCGCCGATGGTCTTGCGGCCAAACGTGCCGGTCGACTCGGTCACGATAGAGGTGTTTGTCGCGTAGCCGTCCGTCGTGCTGGTCGACTCGTCCACGATGTAGCCGGTCGGGATCGCCGTCTCGACGGTGATCTGCTGGTCGGTCGCGACCTGGAACACGCGCGCGAGGCTGCGGAGCGGCGTCTCCTTCATCATGAGCTCCCAGATGCGGCGCTGCATGTCGACGGGCATCGGGGCATTGCTGCTGCCGGTGTTGAGCGCGCGGACCTCGGACATGTCGCCGCTGCGGAGCGCACGCGCAAACGCGTTGCGGTACTCGGGCGTCGCGGCGCAGTCGGCCGCCACGGCCTTCTCTGCGCTCGCGGCGCGGACCGCCGGCAGGTCGTACGCCGGCTTGCGGAGCTCGGCGTCGATGCGCGCGGAGCGCTGGGCGCGCTCGATCAGGCCGTCGAGCTCGACGTACCGCGCGTCCATGCGGTCCCACTGCTCGCGGTCGAGGTTGCTGAAGTCCTTGCGGTCGTTCAGCTGCTGCATGTCGCCGAGGAGCTTCTTGCGCTCCTCCATCATCGCCTTCAGATCAGACATGGTGCTTTCCTTTCAGTTCGCGCAGTCGAAGCGCGCGTGCCATCCTGTCGCGCTCGGAAACGCTCCGCAGCGACGAACTTGTCCTGTCTCCGTACGCCGCGTCGACCACCACGGACAGCTCGACAAGCCGTGCCTTCGTGACGGTGCGCAGCGTGCGCTTGTCGTTCCATTCGTCCGCTTCCGCGTAGAACCCGAACGACATTTCCCCCGTGAGGTCGCCGCGCTGCATGAGCTCGCGCACGTCGTTCCCAAGCGAGGTCTCCGGCAGCTGCGCGGTGAAGCGCAGGCCGCCCTTGGTCTGGTTGAGCTTGAGCGTTCCGCTCTTGGTCCGCGCGAGCAGCGCGCCCGGCTCATGGTTGAAGAGCAGCTTGATGTCGGCGCCGTCGATCTCTCCGAACGCGTCCGGGGCGATGCGCTCCTGAAACGCGCCGCGCACGCCCGCTTCCACGATCTCGTCGGACCAGCGCATGTACGGCACCGCGAGGCCCGACAGCGTGCGGCCCTCGCCGTTCTCGATCTCGCCGGCGAATCGCCTAGAAATCATTGGGCGTCCCCTCCTCTTCCGACGTGTCGCTGCCGAGGTTGCTCGAGCCGCCGCCGGTGCCGACGTTGAGCGCAAGCGTCGGCGCGTCGAGTCCCTCGAGGGGCTCGAGGTCCAGCTTCGCGCGCGCTTCGTTGCGCGTCAGGAACCCGCCCTCCACACCAGTCCGCAGAGCCGCCATCTGCTCGGCGACGCCTGGACGGATGAGCGCGTCGGTGTCCCACGAAACCGACGCGTACGGGTTCATGAGCTTCGCCTTGAGCTCGCTCTCGACGGCCGCCATCCACGCGGCAAGGCATCCGTCGACGTACATGCGCGACAGCCATTCCATCGTGCCGTAGGACGAACCGACATCCTCGGACAGGTACGACGCAGGCACGCCGTACAGGCGCGACACGTCGGCGATGGAATACTTCCGAGCGGCCTCAAGGCCCGTGTCATCCAGCGTCGAACTGATGCGCTCGATGCGCACATCGTCGCCGAGAACCACGGGCTTGCCGGCGTTCTCCGCGCCGCCATGCCGCTTCATGTAGTAGTTCTCGATCTTCTGCATGAGCGCTTCGTCGATCTTCGCCTTGTGGACCAGCGCGATCTTGGGGTTGCCGGCGTTGCGGTACGACGTGAGCGCCATCTGCTCTTGCGACGCGAGGATCTGGATGGACGTGCGGCACAGGTTGATCGGGCTCTCGCCCCACAGGCCGTTCGTGCTCGGCGCGCGCACGTGCAGGATGTCGGCGGCAGGGACGCCCAGGAAACCGCGCACCGAGTAGGTGGGCACGCCGCTCTGGGTGTCGAGGCTCACGTTGTCGTTGTCGAGCAGCAGCAGCTCAAGCAGCTCGCCGCCCTTGGTGCGGTTGATGAGGGCGAACCCGTTGCCGTAAAGCAGCGCGTTCATCATGAGCGCGCGTCGGAACTCAAACGCGCCCCACCAAACCGACGGCTGCCGCCACAGGACATCGGCGGTAGGCTCGCTCAGCTTGCAGTTGAGTCGCGCGATGTCGCCCGCGATCAGCGTCACCGCTCGGTAGACGGGCGTGTACCGCAGCGCGGTAAGAGGCCCGACGTTCGGCACAGCGGACATCTCGCCACCCAGAAGGGTGGTGCTGTAGTTCCGACGGAAGAGATTACGGATGATGTCCGCGATCACGCGAGCATTGTCAGCGCCCGCGCAAGCCCGCGCCCCTTCCCAAACTTATGAATCGTTGAGGAAGTCCCACGACGTGCCGCGACGGCCGCCCCACGCGTGTACCGCCATGATCGACGCG